TGATTCAAAATCTTTAGGTAATAAATCATTTTTTCTTTGGTCGATTAGTTCAGATTGTTGTGTACCTTGTATTCTTACACGTTTATCTTTCCTATCTTCTATTTCCTGTTCTTTTCTAGTAGTTGCAGCAGCTTGTATTTCAGCTAATTGCATATTATAATTAAATTCTTCAGCCATTAATTGTTTCTTAATTAATGCTTCTTGTTCCATTCTGGCTATTTCAAAATCTGATTTAGCTTTTTCAATTTGTACTTTTGTTTCTGCTAATGCTTGTTGCTTTTGTACTTCGGCAAGTGCCGCAGCCTCTGATGCTTGAGCGTTTGCCTGCGCTTGCGCTTGTATATTAGCTTGATTGGCTTGCTGGTCTCTTGCTGCTTTTTCTTTTCTTTTTAATTTTAATAATTGATTAGCTAATTTTAAATTTGATATTTGGCGTACATCAATAGCATCGTCTAAATCAATTCCACCTGATTGTAAAGCAACTTGTATATTTTGTTCAAGCTTAGCTTTTTCTTCTTCGTCCGGTTCTAATTCTAAAAATATACCAAAGTCATGCATTGCTACTTTTTCCATTTCTTCAAGCGTATTTACATTAAATGTATTTATACTATTAAGTAAAGCATCTTTTGTTAATGGAAATTGTAAGGCATCATTTGCTCTTAAACTTATATTCTCAGCTGTTTTAATTGTAATATACATTAAAGCTTTTAAAATATGCCTTGTAGCTACATTTGAATTTGCTGCGGCCATTTTTTGCAAACCAACCAAAGCATTTTTATCTGGTGTACTTCCGTCAACAGCCTCATTTAATCCCGTAACATCTCTTATCATTTGTAAATAATATTGATAAGTAGATATTAACGATTGTATTTTAGCCATTCCACTAGAAGATTGTAACTCTTGTATAGGCACTTTACCCCTATTTAAATCACCATCTTGGGTTAATGATCTTCCAACAATGCTACCTGTTTGAAAATACATGTTTAATGCTTCGGCTGGATTATAATTAGTACCATTGCCTAAATCAACTTCTGCAAGACCGTCCATGTCTAAGTAAACTCCATCAGGAACAACTCTAGACAATACTTGTTGAAGTTTTAAATGTGTAAGTTGAATCATATCTGCAAAGCTTGTAATTCTACTTACTATAGAATCTACTCTTCCTTTGTACATTCTAGGTGCACAAATAGAATAATTCATATTTACTTTAGTTACATCTGAAGAAGGGCGCGTCATGTTTTCTGCTAAACTCCAATCAAGAAGTTTATTTAAGCCAAGTACTTTAGCCCCTGTATATAATACCTCTATGCTTCTTGAAACTTTGCTAAAATTGTTATTTTCTGGAGGATTAAAACTATCATCTTTTTCTAATATTTTTTCTAATCCTTGATCAGTATTTTTTAATTTAAATACTTGATTTGTATAAGTTTTATATTCAAAAAACAATACAGATATTAAATTATTATCGTCTTGTGCTTTGTAATTTCTTGTATAATTACTATAATTACTAGGCCCTTTATATTTTTGTATTTCTTCTAAATCTTCATCTGTAAGCTGAGGATATAATCTTTTTACTTCTGATAAACTTAAATTTTTAACTTCACCTACATAATATATATCGTCAAAATTTGGATCTTCTGTATAAGAATATACAACATTTGCGGGATCTACATAATCTACTGTGATTCCTTCAGATAAATTAAAATTAGTTTTAGATATACCAATTCCTAAAACAGCTAAATCATAAGCAATTCTGCGCTGTATTTCATCATATTTATTGAAAGAAAAAACATTTTTAATAATTTCTTCTTCAGCAATTTCAACACTTTGTTTATAATTTAATTGTAAATAAAGATCTAACTCATCTCTTGATGCTGGAAGTTTTTCAGGTTGCGCTGAAGCATAAAAGTTTTGCCCAGTAGCCGCGTTCATTTGCTCAATATATTCTTTGTTAATTATATCTCGCATTGCGTTAAAAGCAAAATCAGTTCTTTCTTTCAATGCAAATGGGTCAGTAGCAAAAGATTTTATTTCATAACCTTTATCAGTCATACCATTAACTACAATATCTACAAACTTAGGTATTACAGGAACTATTTTCCAATCTAAATTTAAATAAGACAAATCACCATTAATAGATAATTCGTCTTTATATTTTTGTACAGGTTGTTCACCTCTAGCATACAATCTTAATCTATGATAGTTTTGAAAGTTTTGTAAATACCTATCACCTCCGATGTCTTGTCTAAACCATTCGTTTTCTATAGCCCGCCCTACCTGGATACCATAGTCATAACTATTCTTTACTGAATCAGGTACTACCTGATCTGGGAATGAACTGTTATAGTTAGTATTAATCATGTATTTAAATTATTTTTGATGTAACTCCATCATTATTATATCTTCTTATTCCTAAATTTACCGGTTGAAATGTTCTTTTAGCTACCGGAGCATATTTGTTTTTGTTGCAAGCCATTATAGCTAGACCAGAACTTATGGATGCATCGTGTTTTGTTCTGTTATTAAGATTAAATTTAGACCAGTCATTTAATGTGCGCGTAAAATATAAATCGCCATATGTTTCACCATTAAAACCTACATGAGCGTCAATATATGATTCTATAGCAGCTGCATGAGCTTGTTTCATATCTTCACTTGAATTGGGCACACCACCTATTTCTCTTTCTGTAATTGATAGTTTATTATAAACTTTATCTGGTCGATTCATAGAATAACCCCTATATCCTCTTCTTTTTAAATAATATAATAATCTAGGCTTATTATTTTCTGCTAATAAAGGCATTCCATAAAACACTAAAGCCATTAATACATCCTCAAAAAATATTTCCGCATTATCAGGCCTTGAAATATATTCTAAAAAGAAATGGTTGGGCGGTATATCTTCCATTGTAAATTTTGTAAGCCCATGCAAAGATCCTTTCGACCCGCGTCCATCTACCGTGCCTGATATATCATAACTATCACAGCCAAATGCTCCGCAATGCTCATTAGCAGGGTATCTTAAATTACCTTTAGATATAGATCGATTCTGCATACTTTGAGGAGGAATCCATGAAATAAAAAATCTTCCGTTGTTATTAGGTTGAAACTCAACTAATGAATCTTTTATTCCACCTTGCCATTGGAAATTACCTTGAGTTATAAGGCCGGTATATTTTGTTTCTTCAATATAGTCTATTTGCTCGTATATCTTAGTCAGATTAAATAAAGATTGTTTTGTTTCATCTCTAAACGCATGCTGTGTAGTACGAGGAAATTGTCTATAAAATTCGTTTAAAGCATCTTGATCTTTTTTTAATCCATCAACTTCATTAATCCAATAATCAATTACACCTATATCTATTTGTGTTCCATCAATACTTTGGATTGGTTTTTCCGGTGTATCGAATACAGGTAATCCAAACATATCAATGAATCCTTCGTAATTCCATTCCATAGGTATGAACAAAGAATATAATCCTGAGCTAGTCTGTCCATTGCGGTTTCTTTTAGTAACATCTGATCCTTCATATAGTTTTTTAAAGTTTTCGCCTCCTTTGTCTAAAGCATTAGATGTGGAACCCATCATACATTTTCCGACTATCCTGCTACCTAGCCTTAATGTTGTTTTTGTTACTCTCCAGTTATTAATTATATTATCTGGTCTTTCCCATTTACCAGATTCATCGTGAACTAAAAGTTTTAACTTTTCTCCATCGTATGAATTATCGCCTGTATTTTTCCAGTCGATTGTAGTGTCAAGCCCTTCAATATCCGCTAATTGTTCGCCTACTTCTATCTTGCGTCGAGTTAATTTAGAGGCGGGTACTCGGTAAGCAAGCTCTGTTTTGGGGCGATCCATACCGTCTTGAACGGGCTTGAAGAAGAAAGGATAGTTGGTTGATATTGGAACGACTTTATCTGTAAACATTTTTTTGGCATCAGCCCCAGTTTTTGATAAAATTCCAAATCTTGCGTCGCTTGATATTGTAGCTTGGTTGACAGTTTCGTTCGATGCCATGAAGCTAAAGCCAGACCGTCTGTTTTTGAGATAGCATATTCCGTAACATCTATTGTCTGCTTTACATGCTTCCCAGAAAATGTAGAATAACCTATTTGATTCTCTAAATTCAGCGGCCCCAACGTCAATCTTAGTCCATTGCAAGTACATGTAATGAGTACCAGTAATGTAAGTTTCGTTGCCGTTATTATAAAACGCAAAGCCTTCTTCTCTATATTTAAATTCATTATCTATATAATCGTACCATTGTTCTTTAAAATTGTCCGGATAATTATTCCATTCAAATACGCTTTTTATTTTACTTAATTCTTTAGGATAATCAAATTTCTGCCAATATTGTTCAGCTTTTTTATTTGATCTTTTAAAGCATTTATGTATTAATGGTAGACCTATTTTTAAGCCTTGAATATTATATACTTCCCCGAGCTCACCTGTTTTACTTATAACTACTAAGTCGTGCTCTTTATTATATCCGTATTCCCAGCTTTTTTGTTTATTTTTTTTCTTTAATATATTGGGCTTTACATAATCAGGTATAACTGAATACAATGTTTGCTTATACATTATTTCGATCTTGTTTCAGCAAAACCTCCAAAAGTTTTTTGATTAGCAGATTTATCTTCTAATAACTTTTCTTCAGTTTCTATTCTAGTAAGTATTTCAAATGCATCAAATATTGCTAACTTTTTTGTTGCTGCTGCATTTTTTAATCTATCCGCACTTACATCATCTTCGCTGTCTACTATTTTTTCTTTAGCTACTTTAATTAGCTCTTCAACCGCTTTTTGCCCAGCTTGGATTATACTCAGTTTGGTTTTCTTTACGTTCATACTTAATAACAATATCATTAGATTTCATACAATATAAGCGCTCATTATCTACTATAAACTCCCACTCACTATTAGGCGTAAACCCTACAACGTCCCCTGGGTTGATTTCAAGCGCTTTTAAGAAGCTATTGCCATACTTTAGTATACCAATATGCTTTTGCTCTTTTTCTAAGCTTGTATCGTCATTATTTAATAAAGGCTTAACAAAGCATCTATTCATAAATGACTGCCATTTATTATTTTTTTTATATAGATAAACTTGGTCAGGCTGGCAAAAATAAAGATTATCTTTAAAATATTTGCTACTATTTTTTTCCTTACCTTTTATATCATAATATCTTCTAAATACATTATGATGAATTATTATTTCATCATTTTTTTTAATAGGTGTATTATATGCTTTAGGTATAGATATTACTTTCGCAAGTTTATTTATAAATTTAAAAGACTCTATATTAGAATTTAATATTAATTCTTTATCGTTTACTTTGGTTGTATTATTATATCTTTCCCCAATAGGTTCAACAATAAAATCATAAATACTATTCATACTCTAAATTATATTCAACTGATATAGCCATATTAGAATTAAACTTTTTCCATGGCAGCACTTCATTGTTCTTTTTTATAAAAATATTATAAGAACTATCAGTATCGTCAAATATGATATAAGCTATTTTGTGTCCCCCATACACCTCCTGGTTTACGGAGTAATGCATAGCATCATTTTTATAATCAGAGCCGATGCTGATCTTTCTTATAACACTATCCATTTTACTTTTCTTTTTCTTCGGTGTTTTCTATTTCTTTATAAACGCCTGTTTCAAGATCAATGCTAATAGCGCCATATTCTTTTTCTAACTCTTTTTTATAGGCTTCCATATCTTGCTCAAGCCCGGCATATTCATGTAGTAATACATGCTTTTGATTTTCAACAAGCCCAATATCCCTTAGTTTATTGTTCATTGTTACTTGTTGTTCTTTAATTTTAGCTAATTGCTCTTCTGTTACTTTTTTTTCTTGTGTACTCATTTGATTAAATTTAATTAAATTATTTTACTTTATCTTTTATTTTCTCAAAGGTTCTTAATCCGCCAAGACCAAGCATTCCTAATAAAACTGTCATTAAATGCTCCATTTGTAATGCCGGAGGAGCGTCGGTTGTTTTTGTTACCCAAATAAATAAATCTCTTATTACAAAGTTATATGCTAACGCTACCCCGCAAACCCATCCTATAAATGGACGCCATCCAGCCACAAATACTGTTCTATGGCCAGCTTCAATTTCATTTATTTTAGTTTGCAATTCTATAATTTCATTAGGGTCTAATTCTTTACCCTTAATTGCTTCTCTTATTTCCCACGCTAAGTTACCGGCTACTGACTTCCTGCCGTCGCCTCCTTTTAATAGGCCTAATAATAATTTTAACATAATTTAAGCTATGTCGTAAGCTTCTTTTTCCCAAGGCAAATTTTTTGCGCCTTCTTTCATTTTGCTTCTTGAATAAGTTTTACCTTTCCAATAAACATTATTATCATCATAATCTAAATCTCCTCTTTTAAATTGATCTATATGAACCATTTCGTGGTCTATTACTTTATCAACTTGTTTAGGATTTAAATTTTTATTTATTAATATAGTTCCATTATTATTGGCTTTACCTAATACGCCTTCTCCTAAATCTACATTATATATAGGGGTGTTATCTAATTTGTAAGGCGGGTTATTAAGTTTAAAAGCCATTATTTATAAGGAAACATTTTATTTAATTTTTCTTTGCGAGCAGAACAGCCGCAGGGGATATTTAAACCCTCCGCGACTCTGTCTACTACACTTTTAATTCCAGTAACTTTAGTAACTTTTTCAATTGAATCACCAAGTCCCTTAGATTTGCTCATTATACAACTGCAAATTCAGTTACAGCAATTCCGCTAGGAAGCCCTACTGTTGATTTTACACCACCTGGATTAGCTGTAAGAGCTGAATTGATAGCATCTCTAACAGATGGGGTAGTTTCTGTGTCATGAGTTAATACTACAGTATTAAGA